ATATTAGAACCGTCAAAGGATGTACCCGACTCCTGCCGAAAAACCTTTCCAGTGTGATCCCCGTGAAGAATAAATTCCTCTGCGCCTACATAGTCGGACGTACAGCATGAAGCGCGGATACCCAGAAGTTCACCAAACTCCCATTCAATAGAGCCTGTAGAGTTAGTAAGGCCCCCGATTATGCCTATGGATTCAGACGGCACTTGAAGGGCAGAACCTACTGAGCCTGTTACAAAATACCTTACTTGAGACTTTGAGCGTATAACAACGCCCGTAAGCTCATCCATATCTTCGTTTTTAATAAGGTCAACGAGGGTAGATTGAATAGGTTTGGACAATGTTTCTAGTTCTACGTCCCCAACTCTGGACGTACCTGCAACGGGTCTAAAACCATCTGGGCTAAGGAACATAAGATCACCGCCGACCTCTAGTACACTGTCCCGTGCCACGCAGCCAATATTGTTGGTTACGCTTTCTGTTGCAAACTCAAGAGAGGCATTTACGGTAATCTTTTTTATGTTTTTAGACCCGAAAACAAATAGGTTGTCTCGAAACGGTTTTATCTGAACTACGTCAAAGCCAGCCGCAATTTGCCCAGCGTCTGCGGCGGCTGTCCAGGTGTATGGGTCTTTAGGTGCGCTATGGGCTATTGCGGCCCCGGTAGCTTCATGCCCTGAAAGAAACAGGTGGTTTGCAAATACTTCTACGAGGCTAGGGGCATTAAGGCACAGTGCGCCACCGCCTGTTCCGCCACCTGAGTTGTGAGAGCTACCCGCAGTATATCCACCAGAGTTCCCACTTTTTAGCTCCTCCCAATGAGCGCCATCGAATATAATAGCTTCATTCACCCCATCAACAAAGCAAATCTTGTTACCTGTGCCAAAGTTAAATTGCGCGTGGCGTAGCCTTTTTACCGTCAGACCATTGGCAGTCATTGCTCTGGAAGCTGAGTGATCTAAGGTAAATTTACGCCAGCCAATATTTGCTGTGTAGTAATAAAATGAGTAAGTGGCTGCACCCGCATCTTTTCGGGCTGCTATAACGGTAGTGCCTGAAGTTACATCATTCTTAAAGATGGCTAACCCAAGCACCTTACCATCGCCTGTCACTGAACCTGCCACGGTAACAGTACCGTAGTCGGAGTCAAACTCAGAAAAGCCTTCGATACGCCTATAGCCGCCGAATAATGACGGCTCATAGTTTATTAAACGTGTAGCTGTACCGGGTCCATTGTCCGATAAATCCAAATGATTTTCGTTGGAATTAAGGCCACCCGCGCAGATTAGTTTAAAACTGGCAATCTGATCAGGCATTAAAAATTAACCCGCGTATCTCGAATAGATTGATAATTATTTATGTATAGGGATTGTAGGTCTTTGATACCTTTCTCATAAGCTCCATACGCAGCTTGAGCGGATTCAATATTATCTTTAAACATATACAAATGGTAAAGCGCACCATCAATTAAGACGGTGTCGTAGCTATCTGGAATGCGGGTAACATCATCAAAGTTTGTGATGTCAGAATGATTTAAAAAGTATCTAAATTTTAGAGAATACGTTTTGTTAGGTGAAGGACTAACGCCATATCCGTTTCCGTGAGAGGGGAATATAAACTGAGGAACTGCAATACCCGCTACGCCTGAACCGTGGTCGGTATCCCGGTACTTGGCATAGTACTCATCACGCTCAATAAATCTCAGGGTCGTAAAGCTTACGCCCAAAGTAGTGTCGGCTTGTATTTGAAAGCTGTTATAATCAGCTACCTTAAAGAAAGAAGGCCAAGTATATTCTTCCTGACCAACTACTAAGGTGTCTGTCTCTTCAGCCGCATTAAAGGGCCATTCAAATTCTGATTGGTTTATTTTAGCTACGGAAGCTTTTACCGCATCTTTTACTAAAGCCTGTACGCCTGTACACGCTAAAAAATCTCCATCGATTATCTCCACCTCGTTTAAGCGGCGAAGGACTTGATTACATAAACTGATGTACGATGATGGCATGTCAAACCTTTAGACAGAGGAATGGGGCCAGCGGTGAAGCCAGCCCCAAAAGTTTTATGCTAAGTAATCGCGGTCTACTTCAGTCGCTACAGAGTGACCTGTATCGGTTACGTCCATAAGAAGCGCGAAGACGCGAACCTTACCAGTAGTCAAAGCAGTACCTGACTGTGTGGCAAGTTTGATGTCGATAGTCTCGGCTGCCACAGCCATCAGAGGATTATAAGCGGCGGCGGGGATAGCAAATGTGCCAGCCGCTGTACCACTGTCGGCGTCAAAGCCGTCTACGAAACAATCAACGTCAACGCCTGTTCCAAGATCAAGCGTAGTTGTGCCTGAAGATGCAACTGTATCAACCTGGATACCTGCGTTTAAAATGAGTGTCCCGGCTGGAACCGCAATACAAGGAATGATATCGTTTGCTGCAAGTGCAGAACCTTTATCAGTCAATGCTGTTGCGTAGTCTACAATAGTTTGAACCATGTAGGGTGAGCGCCCACGCGAGGAAGAACCCCGTGCAGCCGCTAATGTGTTATCACCTAGTGACATAGATTGATCTCCTTTATTTTACCTACGCGGCGTTATACATTGCAGTTACAATTGACTCTGGGCGAAGAATCTTTGAACCGTAGACCTGCATCCCACGAACAATGTCGGCGAATGAGTCTGGATCACGGTAGATTTCCGTTTTCGAGATGGTTTCTGCGGTAGCAACTGCTGAGTCATGACCAGCAACTATGACGCCAAAGTTAGCCAACTGATTTGCTGAACCTGCTGTACCCGCACCAGTGCCAACTGCTGGCAGATTGCTTGAGGTATAGACGCGGAAACCGTGAAGGTTCTTAATAGTTAAACCATTACGGAGACCACCGGACTCACCAAAGTCTGCATTCATGAAACGTGAATCCTCGTCTGAAAGGAGTTCCATGAACACTGGGTCTACAACCAACCAACGACCATTTGTATCAACTTGCTGCTGATCCATCAGGCGTTTCATACGAGCAACTACCATCGCTGGAGAAGCTGTTGCGGTTGGAAGTGCAGTAGCGCCGGGAAGACGCGCTGCAACTGGGATTGAGTGGTTACCAGCCGAAGAAGTAGTAATGTTTGAAAAACTATCTTTCCTTAGCTGCATAGTTGCCAAAAGCTCATTGTCACCAGCAGTGGTAACAGCTTTATCGCCACGGGCTGTAGTGTTCAGCGCATTTGCTGAAGCGTGGATTGTAGATTGCTTGTAACCGGAAAGATAACCAAGAACGTCTTGGTCAAATTGGTCAGCTAAACGATAAGCTGCCCGGTCAGTTGCTAGTTGCATAAAGTTTACATGCCATGTTTTCGACAGATGGCGCTAGTTATCTGCCCGTTCTCTTATGAACTGCTGCATATTACTATGCAGAGAAGACCATATTATCACCCTAGATTTTCTAGGGGTTAGCCGCTTCGAGCCGCTTGGCTCTACTCCCTTTCGGGATGGTCGTTGGACGTTCCTCTTTCAAGGCTTCGCTGCTGATTGCCCCCGCCACTACGCGGTAGGGTGTCCCAGACAATTCAACTAATTCTTCGATAGGGATTACTCCCTAAAGCTCCCATTATATTAAGAGTGCGCTTCTTCTATATCGTCAATCTTAAAAGCAAAATAATTCGCTTTATTTACGACTAATGAGAAGTCTTCATCGTCCAAATCTTGTGGACTGATTGTTGTTCCACGCGCATATGCGCTAACGGAAATTTCAGGTTCTTTGATAATTCTTACGGTATCACCTTGCATTACTTTCGACAGATTTCGCTAGTTATCTGTCCGTTCTCTTATGAACTGCTGCATTTTATCAATGCAGAGAAGACTATATTATCACCCTAATATTTAAGAAAGATTAGGGGCTAGGCGCTTCGAGCCGCTTGGCTCTACTCTGTTTCCACAGATAGTCGTTGAACCTTCCTCTTTCGAGGCTTGGCTGCTGATTGCCCTTGCCATTACGCATTAGGGTGTCCCAGACAATTCACCTAGTTTTTCGACAGGAATTACTTCCTGAAGCTCCCAAAAGTGGTTAAGAGGAAATTTCTCCAAAATAGTCCGAATTCGAAATATCGCCTACAACAGTAGCTTTGCGAAAAGCACTTTGAGTTTTTTTGCTATAAATAACACTGCTGAAGTTACCGTTTGGTAATGACCCGTGACCGGGTGCTGATTGAAATGCCATTAGTTTTTCCTTTGAATGAAATGGCTGGGGATTTACTTCTACGCAGAATACACACCTATCGAGGTATCCGAATTTACTCGGCTCTTTATTAAGTGGGATTGAAAAGCTAGAAGCAGCTAAATCAGACAATGAACAATAGTGTCAGTTTATTTAGAGTAGCGCCGAAACGGTTCCAAACTTGCTGGTGGACTTTGTAGTATTATCTGGATCGGGTGGTTTAAGGTATACTAAGAAGTGTCCTAAACCGTTGTTATTCAATGCTTTCATTATAACACATCGAATTAGTTAAAGCAATAGTTGATTACTTTGTTAAGAGTTAACGAGCGGCTCCTGAAACATCATAACTAAAAGTACCCGCCGCACGGGAAGCATCAATAGCTTTCTCGTTAGACTCGAACTCTTGGATCGACATTTTATTTACCATGCTCTCTGAAAAGGCTATCTTACCTACTGCGCTGGGCGTAGAGGCAGAAGTACGTCCTACTGACTGTGCTGCGGAGCGTGTACTCTTACGGCTTCCTTTATCAGACTTATACAAGTCGATTGTACGAGAGGCCCACGTTGCGTCTGTGTTATTCTTGTAGACGCTGTCTTGCATAGCAGAAGGCTGCATAGAAACCCACTCATGGAACTTAGGGTCAGCGCGGATGGCTGCAAAGTCGGGGTGCATTTCCAGTAATTGGTTTTCAGCGCCCTTACGGTTTATGCTTTGCTCAAACTTCTCTACTTGCTCTAAACGTGCCTCGCCCTTCGCTAAGACTTCGTTAGCTCTCTTAGTAGCAATTGTATCAACGATTTTGGCAACATCTGGGTAACGGTTTGCCCAAGCTTCAACTTCTTGATCTGTCTTTGGAAACTTAATCTGTTTCCTAGTTGCAACGTCCAATTGTTTCTGGACTTGTGAAATCTCTTCATCCTTTTGATTTCGAACCGTTTGGATGTGGCGCTGGATATCCTGGTAGCGTTTCTTGTAGGATTCCTCTTCAGCATCTAACTGAGGTTCAGCGGATGCTTGTGCCATTTCTTCTGCGTATGATAATTCAGTATCTTCATCAGCAGCGCGTCTATATTTTGTATTACTCATTAGTACCTCTTTCGGGTCCAGACTAGCTGGGTGTCCACGTTAAACCGCGAATGAATATTTGTTTTTTTTCATAAACGGTATTTCAGATGTCCTTGGTGAAATCTCTTTTATTTCATCAGAGTCATCCAGTTTATCGTCTACTTTAAAAGTAGCGACCTCTACATCGATGTCCTCATCGGACTCCTCGATTTCTTCTTCCTCCGCCTCTTCGGCTTCAGGAGTATCTTCACTTTGAATTAGGCCGTCCATCTGCATAGACATAAGACCCATCTCGGCTTCAGCTTGCATCATCTGGATTTGTTTCAGGCCGTGCCATTTAACAACGTGGGCTGGCATCACA